AACTTCTTCCGGTAACCAGTACCGTCTGGTTTACCACTGTGGTAATCTCGGCATAGTGGACAACGGTATCCGCAAAGATACGGATGTCCTCGACCGATAGTGCCGCTGGCCCCTGGAGGGTTGCGTTACCTCCCAAGGATACCGAAGGATACAAGGCCAGCATAATCGCATCAAGCCTAGCGTCAAACTCATCCGTCGAGGAATCTTGATCGCTGAGTTCTAACATTCCCCGGATCGTTGCCTGGTGCAAGACTTCTACTTCACAGTTTGTGAGGTACGAAGTGAACGCGGCAGTCCGTAAGACCGTCCAGGCGTCTATCCGGGAGTTGGTGGTCATGAACTGTTTCCACCGGGCAATGTGATTCTTTTGCTCGATACGGGGGAAAGCGTGTACAATCTGGACGCCACTGACTCCCTCAACAATCGTCTTGATCTCGTCTCTAATGGGCACCCATGCTTGAGTCATGACAGAAGGTTCCTCACAAATAGGCGGATTTTCTCGGGCCAAATCCTACGGGCCTGGTCTAGGACTCGCTTCTTAGTTCGGGTCGGGAATCGGTTGGCTCGTGTTCCCTTCGTAGCGATGACCTCTTGCAGAATCTTCCCGGCTCCGGGGTCACCCCATTTAACCGCTGTCCATTCTGCCAGACGCCGAAGCGGAGCAAAGTGGGGGGAAGTCCCGTCAGCAACAGGTCTAGCGTGGGGAGCCGCCCATTCAAGCTCGGCATTCAGAAAGCTGATCCGTTTGAACTCGATGCCATTGGCTAAGTCACCGGTCGCACCAATAGGGGTTTCTGCCTGTGCGATATTGATTCCCTGGACCTGGATGTCGTTCATATAGCTGTCCACCGCAGCCTTGAAAGCGATGTCTGCCCCGAGGGGCTGGAACAACTTGCTCTTGGGGAACTTGGTCTTCAAGCTGAAGCGGGCCATCTACACCTCCACACGCCTGTACATATAAAGCGTATGCTGAACGATGTGGGAAAGCCGCCTCGGGTCAAACTTAGTATTGCTGACCGAGGTGCCAATGTTATCCGAGCGCACCAGGTTGAGGGGATTCTCCCCCAACTCTTTCCACCGGATCAGGATCAGCTCCTTGATTGCATCCCGGAATACTTCCAGGTCAGTGTCGGCGAAGCCAGCCCGGTAGGTCGTAGTGATGTTCTGTGCGCCCCGTATGAAGCTGCCGACTATGCCGTTACTGGGGTGGAGCGTTACCTTGCCGGTCGATTTGTTAATAAATATATCGTCGGCCACGTTCAGGATGTTCAGTGTAATCCCCGCTGCATCGTTGATAGTCATGGCGTCGATGCTAAGTATCGGCGAGTTGTCCAGGTATATCCAGCGCAGACCGTTGCCGTCTTGGGTGGCTCCCTCGTAGGTGCGGGCCACAATGTTACGATTGCAGAGACGGTCGAGCAGCGAAGATGTACCGTTGACCCAGGCTTCCATCATGGGCTCGAACTTGATTCGTTCCTCTTCGGTCGCGTCCAGGTATATCCAAACCTCTTCGGTGTCCGTTATGATTGCGTTTTCTGCGAGTGACATAGCAACTCCTTATGCAATTCCTTGTCGTCGATATGTACTTTTTGAGTACACTCGCAAAAGAATATTTCTTCGGGCTTCGCCTTACGGGGAGTTCGGCTGCCATTGGGGTTGACACGGAATACCAGCACCATGTTTTCTGAAGGGCCAACCATGTCATCTCCTGTGTAGTGATTCTGTTTCGTAAAAGAACTGGCCCCGCGCACCCCACCCAAGGACATCCACAGGGTTGTAGGCCCACCGGACATACTGCTTGATCCCTCCGAACATCATCTGCTCGTTAAGAGACTGGGGTTCTTCTTGGTCGATGATGATCTTTTGGCCTGGGAACCCCCCGGACGGGACAGGCTCCCAGGACTTCTCGTCGTCGGAATGTTCCAGGGTCACCTCAGCCCGGCCCTTACCCCTCACAACCTCTATAGGCTGGAAATGCAGGAATGCCGCACGGAGGCCAGCCAGGTTGAGACTTCTCCCTGTGACCCTTGTCGTACCCTTCGTCAGCTCCCCGGCGTCTTCCTGACCCCTTCCTGAGCCTCTGAGAGGGTAGTTTGCCTCTCCCCCATATGAGAGTAAGGCACTCTGGACATTTAACTCGTGTGGGGTCGCCTTGACCATTCCATCGTATCGGATTTGGTAGATACCAAGGGGAACCTCGATCTCCTGCTCGTCACCCTCCCAGAGAGTAACTGAACTGTGCCGGTGCCCTTCGGTCATAATATCGACTTGCCACCAAGGGTCCAGCACAATAAACGCAGGTCTGTGAGGGATGCGGTACGCATGAAAGAACAATCTCGCCTCGGGCTCCACCCCAAACGGCTGCCCTTCCTTTAACCGCATTCCCACACAATACATCTTAACTCTCCCAGGTCTCTAAGTGAATCAGGTTCGATGTAAGAGTGGGCGGCTCCCAAGTCTCTTCAAAAGAGAACAGAGTTGGACCGCCACCCGGACAGTCAGGTCCAGGTCAGGTGACGTTATCACCAATCGAGCTACGTTTGTTGCCAAGGATGAAGCTGATAGACATGATAACGCCAGTAGTTCCAGCCGAACTCTCCGTCACCAACATCTTGACAAAGCGGCGAAGAACAAGAGCGGCACCAGCGGAATCGAACTCACGTACCCGGCGAATCTCGATGAACTCATCGACTGCGGAAGTGATTACGGTGAAAGCAGCATCCAAGCCAGCCACGGCTGCAAAGGTCGTGTCGTCAGCGGAGTCTGTCAGGGTGATGGTATACTCACCATCGGTACAGACACCCGCCTGAAGCACAACCGAGAGGGCATCGTAGCCCTGCATATCGACTGACTTGGGTTCCGTAGTAAGCGTAGCGGCAACGGCTTGGGGATCAAGACCAGAAGTGATACGCACATCATTTTCAGAATTGACTGAACCAGCAGCGCCAACCTGAAGTGCAACTTGAGCCATTGTTTATTCTCCAATGGTAATTTGTCGCTCACGTATTAACACTAAAACCGTTTGACGATCATATGAGCCAATACGTGAGTAACAAGATTAGTTCTTACGCACCAACATTCTGTGCGCGGAAGGCAGCGGTCTTGAGAGTCTGTCCGCCAACACGGGCAACCGCGAGGATACCAATGTTAGGCGCAAAACGCTCCACCAACCGGATGATACGCATGTCGGCGCGGTCCACGATACCGTAGAAGCTGAAGTCGCCGAAGAGGATAGCGTCATTGCCATCAGTGTCGCCATCAGGCAAGAACTCACTGACGTGCAACGGACGACCGAACAACTGAGTCGGAACCTGGTTCACGGGGAAGATCAAGGTGTTACCCGTATCTTCAACGGCCATGATGAGGCCCAAGGTCACACTGTTCATAACCCAATCGGCACGGCCACGGTACTGCGCGGGCAAAGCGGTGAACAAGTTCACCAGGCCAGCGTAGGACTGAGCGCCCGCAGCGCCAGAATTAATGACACTAATGTTGCCAAGGGAAACTTCCTGGAGCAGACCCAGAGGCATACCAACACCCGTACCATTGAGGAAAGCCGAATCCTCGTCAGAGGCGCGGGTCTCAGCCAACAGGGTGCGGATTTCAACGTCGAGATCAACCGAGCTGTCGTCCAGGAGTTCCATCGTCAGTTCGATGATGTCCGGTGCCCAGATGTGAACAGGCACTCTCTCCCGACCGAACCGGGGTTGGTCCTGAGTCGGAGGAGCTGCGCCACCAACGACCCAACCCTCACTCCGAAAGGAGCCGGTCACGCCACTGGAATACTGGGTGTTCCCAGAACCCTGCACCGTAAGGAAGGTGCCCGAGCTACGGGAAGTTCTGCGGACGCGAGCCAAGGGACGGACCACGGTGAAGCCAGCCAATTCCTTGACCAACTCAGCCATGAACTCGTCAGGCACGAGGAACCCACCAAGACTGTCCACGTTACCCACGAGAGCATGTTGCTCATGGGGTAGCATAGAGGCCAGGGCTTCCTGGGGATTGGCACCAAGCAATTCTTGTGGGCCAGACAAGTAAGCCGACATCTCTTGGCGATTCAGTCCACCGGCACCGTAAGTCAAGAAGCGTCGGAAAGCCTGGACATGATTCTTGCGAGCCTGGGTAGTCTGGGGGGCCTGGTTGCCATTCTCCAGAGCGGCTTGTTGCGGGGTCACAATCATGTCTGTAACAGGAGCGTTGTACAATTCGTCGGCCTGATCCAACTGGTTGAACTTGTCGTTCTCTTCCTTGGCCGCCAGGTAACCCTGGTGGTTCTCGGTCCAATCAGCCATATGTTTATCGAACTGCTCTTTGACATCGGCGGGCATCCCGCCTTCTTTGTGGTCGTGCATGAGGGCCTTGGCTTTCGCGTGAGCCGAAAGAGCCAGATCATGAAATTTCTTCATCGTTGCATTCATTGGAAATTGTCCTTACAGGTTATTGAAAGTATTCCCATCCAGTGTTGACTGCTATTGCGGGTCAACGGCTGAGAAGGCTTCGGCCATTGCCAATTCTGCTTCTTGCAGTTGGCGTTCTATTCCATCAACAGCCGGGGCGGGAGTGAGTGCGTTATGCGACTCGGCTTCCATAACCAGCGTAAGAGCCTCAACAGCAGACTCTAAGGATAACCCTAAAACAGGATCGGCATCCTGGTAGAGGGCCTGTCCGACGAGCCAAGCAGCGTCATCCCTGGAATAATGGGCGAGGGTTTGTACAGAGAACTCACTCATTTCCCACGGGGGAACAATACTGGGATCGTCAAATTCTGCTCTCATCTTGCGGTAGTAGCTCGACAAATGGCGTTGGACTGCCGGGATTTCGTCCTCGGGAATGTCCACTCCACCACGAGCACCTTGAACAGCGGCAGCCGCAGCGAAAATGCCACGAGGAACAGCAGTCAATTCTCCGTCAACGATGTCGCCGATGGGGAGCTTGTACTGTCCGAACTGGTCTCCGGGGGCTTCCCAGAAGACCCAACAGCGGGCGTACCGCGTATTAGGCGTTTCCTCAGCACCGGCCCAATCTCGTACTCGGCTCTTAGCAGCAGCAGAGTCCCATTCTCGCCCACGATCAGCAAGCGGCAAGTTGAGGAACCGTTGCACAACCTGCACTTCGAGCTTACCGGGGTTGAGCGTGGTCTGCGCCGAAAGAGTTTTTGCAGCCGGGTGATTATTGACTTCCATAATCCTAGCATTGGGGTCAGCTCCAAAAGTTACGAGGCTGATTTCCCAAAGGCGTACTTCATGGATATGGCGGATCGAAGTTCCGTCCGCTTGTTGCTCGGTGGTTTCCTTGATGGTGTCGAACCCGATAGACATGGAGTCAATAACTTTGTCCCGCAAGAGGATCAAGGCATCGCGCCCACGTTGGGTCCGGCTAACATCTCCCTGAATGACAAGACCTTCTTCCCCCTCGAACAGGGTGGAGGGAAGACCAATGGGCTCGTCCGCATTATGTTGCCAGAGAATTTTTACTCCCCGAGCTGATTCTTGAAGCGTCTTGGTAAACGCGCCACGGTGAATGATAGTCGGCAGCCAGGCATCAACGATACCGCCGAACACACTGGCAACTCCACGGAAGGCATTCTCAGGAAGTTCCCCGAGATTAAGGACATCGGCCCCATCGCCAACCGGTTCTGCCAGCGGATTGAATCCTACTGTTAGATACTCCATAAATTCCTCCAGGCTTAAACAGGAGAGGTAAGATCGCTGAGAGGCCGGAGGGAACCCCTCTCCCCTACCTCCCCTAAACCGGATTAGGTTACCGTTGGCAACGCTTCAATGGTGAACTCGACTTCGTGAATGAGGGTCCGCGCAATCGCACCGCCATCGTTGTAATCAATTTCGAGTCGATAGATGACCGGGCTGTCGGCACTTCCGGTGACAACCGAATCAAGAGCCGCAGCCTTCCAGGTCAAGAGCCCGCCCGCAGTGACCGTATGATTGAAGGCCGGTACACCAGCGGCGATAGCAGCCTGATTCAAACGAGAATTGATGGACACGAGGGTGCTCTTAAAGTAGAAGTCCACCGTCCCGTTGACCGTACCCGCCGTAAGGTCGATAGCTGTGCCAGTCTCGTCCACGAGAGTAGCCGTGTAAGTCCAGGTCTCACCTTCCTGAATCTTCGTTCCGAAAATTGTTCTACTGGGCATTATTCATTGCCTCCACTGGTTTCGAGGGTTGCTATGGTATGTTTGCCATCCTCAAAAGTCTGTAAGGTGTTCTTAGCTTCCGTCACAGCTTCTTTCGGTGTGGTTGCTGGCCCCCCAACAGTGAGGGTCTCTAATGTAACTAATGCTCTAAGAGCCATCTTTCTCTTCTCCCATAAGGTCGCGCAGCTCTATCTGTTCCTTGATTTCCCGCTCCACGAGGGCGGCGGCTTCCTTGGCAAAGGCATCCCGATGTCTTAGCAGGAGAGCCTGGCGAAGCCTGTCAAGGGCAGTATTGGTTTCGTCTTCTGTCCGACGCTGTGCAACGAACTGGGCTTCGGCTCGGATCAGGGTCATGGTCTGATTGGGCAGTAAACCCACTGACCGGAATAAGAGACCCTTCTTATTAACAACTTGGTCCGTTGACAGCAATAACTCCTGAGAAGCCCGTGAAGGCACCGTCAGTCGAGTGAAGGCTCGATCCACACTAGGAGTCACGTTTGGAACGAACGCATCCCCACGACCCGCACAGAGCCGCATTCCGTATGATCTGAGTTCCTCTTCCAACCCGGAAGAGAAGTCCCGCATATCGAGGGACAGCATACGGATCATGGTCTCGTCGTCGTCATCCTCGAAAGCCACGTCGAAGGCCGCGCAGCGGGGGTCATCTGGAGGAAAGGGGCAATGCCCGCCAAACTTTACCAGAGCCCGGTCGAAGGCGTTGGCCATTGTTACTTCGAGCCCCTCGACCAGAGTCCCGTCGATCTCGTCGATAAGGTGCGTTTCTGTTGGCTCGGTGCCTTGCTGATTGTTAGCCGTTGCGCCACCCGCTTGGGGAGTGATGTTGTCGGTCTGGTTCGCATCAGTCACACTTTCAATGGGTCTGAACTCGGTGCCGGGTAGAACCTTAATGATGTCCCCTTGCTGCGATTCTTGCTGGTGTCCCAGAAGAGTGAAGGCTTGAGCCCGAGTGAACAACCCGGAGTTCCAGCCCTGCATAGCGATCTTGCGAACCTCGGACTTGTTCTCCTGGAGCGCGGGCACGGAAGTCAGGTCAAAGACAATACGCCGGGTGTCGCCGAACTCTTTCATTGCCAGTTCGATGGTCAACTTTTTGCTCAGTCGGGTGAACAACGGGGTCGCCGTGTCCATCCAAAAAAGCCTACGGCTTTCCTCTGCATTGGCAAACGTCGCATGGGAAATACCGGAGAGCGCCGATATTAGTATTGGTGGCACTCCGTAAACCGCGCAAATCCGGGTCTCGGTTTGGTTGGTGATACCGTCCATATCGACATCTTTTATGCCGGTCTGGATGTTCTGATACTGTACTTTGGCGTCTAGGACTGCAAGGTTGTGCCATCCTTCGACAGAGTTAAACTGTTCCTTCCACATATCCCGCACACGCTCGCGCTCAGGCTTCTGAACCTGGTGCTCGAACGTCAGGATACCAGCCGGGATTCCCTTATTCAGGAAGTAGGCCCGCAAAAAGTCAGCCGACTGGAGGTCCACATCCCCGTACCGGGCCAGGACGAACACAGGAGACAAGCCCCAGAACTCGTCGAGCGCATCGGGAAGGCGGAAGTGAATGATGTCGTCCTTGGGTATCTCCCGGAGGGACTCCCCAACCTTGACCGTGTACGCCTTGACTTTGCCCTCTTCCCGAGTTGTGCCGGGGATCAGGCCCATGATGTCAGGACGAATCAGCTCCATCTGAACTACTTCCCCCGTTGCGGCCCGTACCTTATGGATGAAGGCGTTCCCGGCAAACATGAGGTGGATTAAGAGCTGCTCGTAGAACTCGAATTGATCCTGGCTGTCGTTCGGGCGTATCAAGAGTTTCGCCAGGCGGTCGCCCGCTACAACGGTGTCGGTCTTGACCTTCTCGTCCTCGTCCACCGTCAGAGCCTTGAGGGTCGGTTCGGCAACGGACGTGGAGATGACCCGGATACAACCATAGATAATCGGGTTGACCCGGAAGCCGTCCTGAGCCAATCGGTTGAAGTCCAACGGAGCGGCCAACTCTCGGGGATCACCCGTGCCCAATAGCTTTGACAGGAGCCTCCCTTCCGAGACTGGCTTCCCGAGGCTACTGACCTGGTGAGCCTCCCGGCGCAGATGCCGTAATATCTCCATCGCTTGCTCCTAAAATGTTATACCGGTGTCGTGTCTCACTTGGTCCCAGGCGAGAGCCAGCGATACAACACAGTCATCATGCTCTCCTGACGGGGCATTGTAGGTTATATTCCCTTGGGCCGTTACCTTCGACTCATAGGCTTCGAGTTCGGTCAACAAGGGCTTGAAGTCTGGGAGACCGATTTCCTGTTGCTCAATACCAACCACGAGCCCTTCGATAATCTCCCGCTTCGATTTGTTGGTTGTCCAGAACTCTTCTACCGGCAGTCCATCGTCCTGTAACTGTTCACAGAGGGGACCGCCCATCGTGTTAGCTTCAGCCACAATACACCGGGGCTTAAATATGTCGTTTAGTTTCTTGATACGGTTTCGCTGCGTGGAATACTCGGTGTCCGTAAATCTGTCAATCCAGACGACATCCTTGGTTTCCACATCAATTACAGAGACGACCGTGAAATCGTGGCTCTTGCCCCAGTCGAGACCGAAGACATATTCCCCATGCTCTTTCGGAGTCTCGGAGAGGAGCGCCCGGATGCAGTCATAGATTCCGCTGAAGACCAGCCCGGCCCCGTCTACCAGTTCCGCCAGGTACTCCTGGGAGAACAACTTGGCCGGTGTATGGCTCCGTATAGATTCCAGCCTCTTGAGATCGAGAGCCGGGTTAGAAGAGGTGGGGAAGTGCCATTGGTTCCAGCCCTCCCGTTCCCTCGCATTCTTCCAGAGGCGTCCGCCCCAGTTGTTACCCTTGGGAACGCCAATGAACATGGCCCATCCCATGAAGTCAAGGAGGGTGGCCTCGATGTACTCAGTCCAGACCTCTTCCTTCATCAGGGTGAACTCGTCGAGCACACAGCCCTTGATGCCTTCCCCCGCGAGGGAGTCTGGCCGCTCGGCTGTCCTCATCCAAACTTCGCTACCCCCTGGAAGAACAAGCTCTTTCGCGGACTCCCGGATATATTTGTCCGGTTTTTTGTCCCCATAGGCTGCCCAAAGAACAGTCGCTATTTGTTTTAGTTCCCGCCAGGCCCTTTTCAAGGAGGCGGAACGCCAGCCAAGGCCCACCCACCAATACAGGCCAGGGTCTTCCAAAGCATTGAAGATTATGCGCTGAACGCCTGAGTGGGTCTTACCCCAACGCCGACCTGCCAGAACCACATCCATCTCGGTAGACTGGATAAGCTCCTTCTGTCCCTGTGAGTGTGGCTTCGGCAGCTCGATCAGCATTCTATTTCCCCCACGCGAGTGTGATCTTTTGAGGTTCCTCGGTCTTTTTGCCCTTGCCGGATACATTCATTCCGTAGCGCCATTTGGTCAGGAGGTATTCCTGTGCCTTGACATCTCCGTTCCGGGCTGCGGCGATCATATCTTCCTCGATCAAATCCCTACCCTCTTCGAGAGCGTCGTCCCAGTCCTTAGCGAACTCCTCGTACAGTTCCCGGTGCCAGTACGCTGTGCGACGGGCCACCGTTGCCTTCTTACAGGCCGCCGTTACGGAGGGCACCTGACGGAGAGCGTCCAGGAAGATGTGATACCAATGCTTCGACTCGTACCCAAGAGTCCTTCCAGACTGCCGGGCGATCTGCTCAGTGGTGTACTCCTTGGGAACCTTGGTCCGCGCCGGGGCTGTTACCTTGGAGGAGTCTTTCTTGCGTGTTGCCATAACCCCCCCTTTATGTTACTGACTGTGCTAAGAAAGTCGGCCTCACCGGAAAGCGTACTTCGTACTTTGCGATCTCGGTCACGGCTGCTATGGTTGTCGTAATTGTAAAGACCGCCCTGTGGTACTCGATCTTCTTGGTCTTGGTCGGGTCCACAACAACAGTGTCCACTGCCTGAAGGGAGAAAACAACCGCTGAAGTAGTGGAGACAGTGACATTGTTCTGCCCAGTCTTCGCCCCGCCGAGCACGTCCTGGTCTTCCCGAGCTGCAACCACGAGGGCGTGGGTCTCTTCGTCAATCATGGTCAAGAGCATCGAGTCGATCTCGGTGTTAGCCACGATTCCCGCCGCTGCGGTCTGAATGATGAAAGCCAAGTCAGCGGTCGAGCCCTCTTCGATAAGGTCAGTGAAAACCTTGACTGTCCGAGTAACTGGGGTCGCTGGAGTCAAGCTCTGACTTGCGAATATAACTGGCATCTTCTTCTCCTATTAAACCCAGAACCCCGGCTCGTCCAGATTCTCAAGACGAATTGGTCTGTACTCCTGCCGTAGGGGGGCGGGTCTCGTATGGTCAACCTCGAAGACTTCCCCCCGAACTGCCTTCTGGTATAGGTTGGCGAGTCTTCGGGCGGCAGCGTCTATGGTAGAATGGTTCAAGACGTACTTGACAACCTCACTGAGGCCCATCTCCTGGAGTCGATATATTATTTTTTCAGGTGACACGGCCCGCGTTCCTTCGTTTTGCTGTCACCCCCGTAACCTATTGCAGCATAAGAACTTAACTTAATAGGTGACAGGGTGACAGTAAAAAACATTCTAAGAGACTATAAGGTGTATCGCTTCTCTCTGTTAAGGTAATACAGAAATCGGCAAATTCCTGTCACCTGTCACCCTTACACTTTCGATCCTGGCCCCGAGGGGAGCACATCGCACGGAGAAGGGTACGCTTCGCGGATAGCCGCCTCGTTAGCGTAGTACAGGTCGTAGTCCCCGTCGAAGTCTGGATCAACCCATGCCTCGGCCACATAACCATCGACGACCGTGTAAACCATATACCACACCGGTTTGTCATTCATCATTGCGCCGTAGGCCCATATTGACCTGTCTTCCCGGACTGCCCCGTAGAACACATCGTAATCAACGCCAGGGCATTTAACTGCCTCGGGCATCCAAATCGTCTCGAACTCGGGTGCCGGGGGATTCCCCGTTATTGGAACCTCAACCTCGGGAAGAGTTCCCGCACAGCCGACCATCAACCATACAACCACGCACAGGGTCAGCAAGGATAACATCCAACTCTTGTCTTGTCGCGGCCAGTACATATGTCCCTCCTAAGTTTTCCAGACTTTGCCTTCTAGTCGGGTTTCGACCAGGGCGATGCTACCTGTAAGGGTGTCGTCAGCATTCCCGCCTGTTGAATCTCTGAACACCCGAATAGCTACATAATCACCGGGGTTTGCATCCGGGACTAGAATGTTGAAAATTGATGACTCCACTAATTGATCGGTCACTGTGGTTGTAATATCCGAGAGTCTCGTTTCCGGCAGAGTCCCGTTAAGGATGTCACCCACTGCAACAACAGCAAAGTCTAGCTCCAGCTCAACATCGCCAGTACCAGAAACTCTGAACCAATCAACAGTACACTCAAACACCTGGCTGGTATCCGCGCCTTCTGGCACAAGGACAAGAGCCGACAGAGCATCAACCTTTCCGTCAACAAACTCATTGCTAACAGCGGCAATGCCGATATTGGTACTGACCAGAATATCTTCGTTGACAGGACTGATACCCACTTGAGCTTCTAAGAGACTTCTCTTTGATAGGAACTGTCGTAAAGGCCGCGCCAACCCAAAGAAAGTAATGGTCCCGTCCTCGGTGATTTCTGACCGCGAGGTTTGTAGCTTTACTTTCTCTATAGTCGGAGATGTTGTAATCGCCGTTGTTATTCTAACCCGGAGCCAAAATTTCGTAGCCCCGTTTATGAGCTTGGTTGCCGATGCAGCCGTATCGCCGGAACGAATATGTTCAAAGGCTATTCGACCAAAACTGTCTTGAGCGTAGGAATTAAAGGGCTGCCCGTCATCGGTTGATAAAACCTTGACATCAATCCAAGTGCTCCCATTCCAAAACTCCCAAACGAGTACACCTGTTCCAATGGCAATTGCTACGGTGGTGTCATGCTTTATTCCGTAGAAAGGCGCGTCTCCACCAAAGAACACCGTGTTGTTGGCACCAGTGCCAGTGAAGAGAATTGCCGTTGAACCTGAAGGAGAAGCCAGAGCCGCTGTTATATCAGTGAATGTTCCCAGTTCTTGATTGTCGTTCTGGAAAACTATCATTCCCTGGCTTGACGATTCACCTCCCCCGAAGTTTGCTTCAGCGCCAAGGCAAGTGGTCCCAACAGACAACTCCCCTGAAATTCTGAAAGCAACGTCACCATCAGAGTTTTCATCCTGGTAGCTGAATAAAAAGAAAGCTCCTTGCCGCCAAGCGACTGGTGCAGTAATTTTATCGGAGTCAGCTTCTCCAGCAACAAAATGAAAAGTTCCACTTACGAGAGCTGGATCAACCAAGATGTCATTTGTAACTGAATCCAGTCGATGCGACCGTACTTGTATGTCGGCAGAGTTTGACGTAACATGGATGCCAGTAGTTACTAACTCAATTGTCACTGAGCTGCCCCGGAGCTTACCATCAGCAACCTCAATCCCGTCTGTCAAACTTGTAACACCACTGATAGTAACAGTCGAAGGGGTAAGCGTTGCCCCGCCGCTAACCTTTAACCCACAATTTGCAGTACCGGGGGTTATAGCAGCAACAGCTAATGTGATGTTTCCGCCAGCAGCCTCTATAACTATATTCGCATCACCAGTATGCGTAAACTGGGAGACACGGAGTAACCCTGAAGTAGCTCGTATTCCTGAACTTGTCGTATTGACCCCACTTGTCCGTGAACGTACCGCAGATGCCGTAGCCGCCCCGCTGTACAGAATAGCCGGAACCGCATCGGTTGGGAGCGTAACATCAAAGCCATCCAGCCGAGAGCCATCATTTAAGGTAACTCGGGTTCCGGTTGCTAATGCCCCTGTGATGTTTGTAACCACCGGGCCATACGGCGCAATTAAAACAACCCCTGCCGGGATAATGACGGATTCAGCATAAGTTCCTGGCCCAACTACAACGGCGTCCCCAGAGACGGCTGTCGCCAGAGCTGCAACAATGGAGGCTTGAGATGTAGCAGTGGTCGGAGTAACCAGAACAACTCCCTGTGTAGCTCCAGCTCCCACTGGCCCGTCCGCCCCTAAAATAGAAACATTAATGTAAATGCTTCCGGTTGTGGCGTTCTGAATTAAGACCGTTCCGACAAACAACCCAGTGTCACTTAAAGTCAGGTCACCGGACGCATCGGAAAAGAGAAGACTGCCAACTGTCCAAGGAGAGGTGTCTACATTCGACAGGATACCAATACCCACCATAGTTCCAGTGGCCGTGTTCAGGATGTCTGATTGAATAATTCCAGACGGCTTATCCATTACTGAAGCGAGAGGGGTAACCTGTAAACTTGAGCCCGAGAAGCCGTTAGCCTTGACAACCTTCAGGGAGGTAAGTGTCGAGCCCGTATTGTTGATGACGGTGGTATTAGTGGGCGCATGTAGGTCGTTGCCTAGTAAAGCTGAGTGAAAACCCATTAGACTAAACTCCTTACTATATCGCCGTTGCTATCTACCACGGTTAGCGGCCCGTCCGGTAAAGTGGTCAGGTTAGTCCGAAGCTGGTGCATGACAATGTTTCCCACCAACATGGTCGCTTTGTTCGATCCTTCGTCCGTGACCTGGATTCCGTTCCCCTCGAAGTTGAGTGTGTCAACCGGACTGGCTACTTGTATGTCATCCTGCTCGATTGTCAGCTCTGTGGCCCCGCCCCCATCTGGTTCTGGGATGATCTGGGTTCCCCCGCCTGGCACTGCCATTAGACTACCCCCGTACCCGGCGCATGTATGTAGAGCTGCAAGGTGATGGTGCCGGTCGGAGCGACCAGGCTTTTGTTATCGAGTTCAAGAAATAGTTTCGTCACTTGGGGTGCGTCGGTATTCAGGAAGTGTATGTCGAGGCTCTCTTTCTGCCAGAACTGGTTGGCCCCGGTCACTCGGTATATCTCGTCCACCGTCCCGGCAACCGAAGTTGCATTCTGGTAAATCCGAAAATCGAACTCGACGCAATTCGCTGTGTGCATAGCAACTTGGGTAAATCTCCCTCCGAAGGTTCCCAAGGGAATGTCGAGCCTAGCGGAGGATGAGTTGGCTGGTACGGACGCGAAGGTCTCCCGGACTTGGTACAGGTTTTTTTCAAACTGAAACCAGGTCGCCATATCATTCTCCTTTCTTTGGTCCCCGCCCTCTTACCCGGCCCAGAATCTTATTCATACAGGCCAGAGAGGTACGGCTAATTCTACTTGAGAGCCGGAGAGAGGACTCGAACCCCTGACCGATTGTTTACAGGACAAATGCTCTACCAACTGAGCTACTCCGGCTTTGTTTCGCGGGGATCGGTTGCATATCGAGCAGGGGCGGGCTCTCCGATCCCAATGGCCCCCTAGTGTCCTGTTGCACTAACGTACTCGACGAGAGCAGTGCTGGCCCTAGGTCTTTCCGCACACAGGACAACTTCTTTACAGAACAGCTCGGCCTCGACTTCTCTCCGAAGGGTGAGCCCCCGGACGACTTTGCCGTTGACCTTGTTCCACCGGCCCATTTCGTACGGCACATCGGCGATCCGGTCCCCGTTGATTCGCTTGAGCAGCATCGAAGACGAGAAAGCCCCCGCGCCGATATTGAACACAAAGGACACAAGGGCGTCGAACTGGTTCTGGTTCAGCTCGGGCTCGACATGATGATTGACAGCTCGCTCGGCCCGCCTCACGTCGAAGGCCAGGATGTCCAGGCACTTCTCCATAGTGATGCCCGCTTGCCAGCTAATCCCCCGGATGAGGCCGGAGTCGAGTTCTTCGTTTGTCAAGAGGTGGCCCACGCCGATAGTTTTATATCCGCCCGAGTCTTCGTAGACCTGGAGCCGGGTTCCCTCAGCCATGCTGAGGAGGTTAAGCCCTTCGCGGGACATCTTCATGGCGGCCTCCTTATTCGATGACCATTTCATCAAGGGTCTCGTTCAGCTTGGCCATGATTTTTTTGATAGTCCTTTTCTTTGGCATGTGGCGATACTTCGCAACAACCATCATGATCTTGCCGGACAAAGCCAGCCCAACAGAAAGTGCTTGCCAGTAACCCATTTGTATTCCTCCTTATGGACGAGTTTCAATTCGTTTGTTCTCCGGTCCCCCCTTCGGGACGATTCTTACTAAAGGGTTGCTCTGCGTAGAGACCTCGCCCGTTTTAAGAACCATATCGACCGTAGCGGATTTCTTGTTTCCCCAACCGAGCCCCACGATGGGAACCTCGGGAGTCTGGACCGTAGCCTTGAGAGCACCGTCGATGTACACCCGGTATTCTTTGATGTCCGTCTGGGGGATCGGGTCACCGTCAATGTCGGTCGGGTTGTCCCACACCAGGAAGAGGGCAAAGAGGGCCACGCCGATATTTAGTAATGCCTTTTTCATTTTCGCCTCCAAAAAAAATTTTCATGAAGGATCGGAGGGTCCATTACTAATCTTCATGGATAACTCCGTCACTTCCCTTTGGAGACGCCGGTATTGGTTCTCCAGGTACTTGACACGCTTCCACCTTCGGTGGAGGGAACCCTGCCCCAAAGTGAACGTGGCGAAAATTAGGTAGGCTTCCAGGAGAAGGATCAGATAGTCCTTCCCCTCCAGGTCACCGACGAAGTAGAAGACCAGATCAATTAGCATTCCCCGCTCCGGGCCTTATAAGAACCGCCATCCCTTTTAGAGAGACGATCTCGCAGGGCTCGTGTTCCCCCGGCGCAAACCAGGCCCCGCAGGAGAAGCAGTGTTCTATCTCCGTGTCCTCCGGGAAATCCCCGATCAAGTTGCCGTCCACGTCGTAATAGTTCATGAGTCCCCTCCGGGAAGTAAAAGGAGCCCGTGCCCCCTGGTAAACCTTAGATAACCAACGGACCCTTTTGGGTCATCCAGTTTTCAATCGCCTCGGGGTCGATGCCATCGGGGTAATCACAAAACATGTACCCGTCGCCCAGCTCGGTGATGCGGGTTTTCTCTTCTTCCGAAAGAACCACCATGACCGGCTCGTTCTTACTGTCGTAGATTGCCCCGCGAATTTTTACTCTCATGTCATTCCCTCCTTAGAAAATTTTCTAATTACTAATCCTGTTTGGATTAGTATTTCTCATGGGTTGTCAAGCGTAATCCTGAGTTATCGTTTCATTTTTCCACCCCCAAAAAATTTGTGAGACTACCTGCTATAAGGATAGTACACCGCGAGAAATAAAAGAAGTCTCTACCCCCCTTACGCGAGCGCGAAGTCGGGTGCGAATACGGGCGCGATAACGGGCCTGATACTTCGGGCGTAAGAACGTGGGTGCCTGGGCTCGGGCGCGAAAGATTCGGGGCGTGGCATGGTTCTTGCTATTGCAATTATCGTGCCAACAGAATCGAATCCCCCTAAGCCCCTGTATCATAAGACTTTACAGTCATCGTATAGGGAAATTCCCCCCCTGGTCCTTTTAATTCCTTGAATTATTTTCCATTATGGGCGATTTTTTTGGAGGTGGAAAAATGAAACGATAACTCAGGATTACGCTTGACAACCCATGAGAAATACTAATCCAAACAGGATTAGTAATTAGAAAATTTTCTAAGGAGGGAATGACAT